AGGATATGGTTACCCAAGAATCGGTATCCAAATCGCAATCCCAACAGAATATTATGAAGCAACAAGACGTTCACCAGGATACCCATTTGTCAACAATGCATTTGTTGAGAAAGGCGTATTTAGGACCATGGGCGAAACTGTTTGTAGACACTTCAAATCACAAGGTAAGATTAGAGATATAAAACTCTAGAATAAAATTGATTGCCTTCGGGCAAATTTTTCTTTTTTTAAAAAAGCAGCAAATATATATAGTGGTATATATAACATATACTATGTTAGTATACATAATACTTATGGGAATCATCGGGGCTATCGCTATATTCATGCTCAGAAGAACTGGGAAGAATGAGGCTATAACATTCTCATTAAAATGTAAAGACTGTGGATTCCATAAAGGTATCTTAAAATGTATTCAATGTGAAGATAGAAAGAAAGACAAGTGGCGATAACTTTAAATGGATGAAAGAAAACATCATGACATGGTAATGATACATCACGCTGACAAACTAGCAAAGGCAAGAGATCTGATCATCATATTCCTATTTGGAAGTATCTTGATAGAATCACTCACAGGAGTACACCTGCTAGGATCTTGGTGGCAATAATCTTTATAAGTCTTTAGATATTTATAATATTAATGGCATTAACAATCAGTTCATCCGATTGGACAAACGCTAACGTGAGAAAAACACTCTCATGGCAAGCAGCACTAGTTTCAAAGCTGCGAGTATATGCTGTCAAAGTTACCTTTGGTGCCTCTGATGCATATGCGACAGGAGGAGTGTCGGCTGACCTCAAAGAGGGCAGGATATCTACACTCGTTGCTGTAATACCAACCTATTCTAACATAGATAGAATAGTAAAATATGACAAAGCAAACGAGAAAATAACAATTTGGGATGTAGGTGGATCTGCTGGATCAGGTTTAGTACAGCACGCAAACGCTAGCTCATCAACTAACTCAAAAATATTCGAGTTTCTAGTCATAGGCTACTAGAGTCCAAAACAGCCCCTTTTTTTTCTATTGATTGGTAAACTTTATATATATTCACATTTATAATATATCAGTATGGTAGAGCTTAATCATAATGTAGTTTCATTTAACTCAGACACATTAATAAAGGGAAATCACGGTGTCCTAGTGGCAGTTTTTGTCACAAAGAAAGGAACTGGTTCAAATAAGGTCGAGTTTAGGAATGGAACTACTGCAAGTGCAACACCTGTAGAATGTACAATATTTACAGCAGTAGAGGGAAACTATCAGAATATCCATAGGAGATTTGAGAATGGCATATTCGCTGACTGTGATGGAACTGCTGAAGTAACTGTAGTCTTTAAGTAAATTTATATACATTAGGGTTTTATATATAGTATGGCAACTACATATTGTACAGTAGGAGATGTAGCTGATTTTCTCAGAATACCACTAACTGCAACAACTACACCAAACAAGGCACAAGTAGAAAAGATAGTAAAGAGGAAGGAAGACGAACTTGATAGGAGAATGGGCCATGCATGGAGATCAAAGAAAAGAACAAGAGAACTTCATGATTTACCGTTACTATATACTTTTGGCTGGGGTACACCATTATTCTTACAGCATAGGAATATATATGATTTTGATGCAGCACTGGGAGATAAGATAGAGATATGGCAGGGAGCTTCTGCAACTTGGGAGGATATTTTAGGAAATGGCCAATGGTACGATGTTAATTATGAGAGAGGTACATTACACCTCAGAGGTTTTATATTTTCAATTTTAAGAAAGAATAGGGTTAGAGTAACTTACAGATATGGTGGCGAGGAATTTGGTGGAGATACTGTAATCCCTGGAGATATTGCAGATGTTATTATTAAGATGACAGCTATCGAACTTGTCAACACAAGTCTTAGAATGGATAGATTACCAATGGGTGGAACTGGTATAGACCTTCAAGCTGTAAAGGCAAGGTGGATAGAAGACATTGAAAAATGTATTGACAATCGTAGAGAATGGTTTATAGTATATCAGATATGGTAGAGATAAAAAATTTAATTATATGGATATACTGGCTATGTTTAAAGCAAATACTACAAAAGGATTAGTTAAAGTTGCAACTAAAATTGCTACTAAAAAAGAATCAAGAGCTATAATTAAAAAAGCACTTAGAAAGAAACGTATGCCTCAAAGTGATAAAGAAATAAAAGAAATGTTAGGAGATTTGGGTGAAATGCTTGCATTAGCTGGATTACACAATACAAAGCAATTCCTAATAGAAAATATGGGATTTGATAAAAGGACTGTTGATGATGGCCTAATATTTGATATGGATAATAAGACAGTTCATGTAAGAGGAGAATTAAGAGATACATTAGATTTTGAGTATTATGGAGTTCCAATGCACGTATGGCCAAATGTACAAAGAATAAAACATTGGATTATAAACAGAGTCATAAGGAGAGATCCTGCTCTACGAAGAATATGGACTGGTATTGGAGGAAGTTTTAGGAAAGAAGAGAGGCAAGGTATGGTAAATGACTTAACATTTCTTTTCAGTAGAGCAATATTCAGAGACGGATTAAAGAAAAGGTCTACCACAATGATTGATGATCCTGAATCACCAGGAGAGCAAAAGGCAATAGATGTAGATTGGAAAGGAAGACAAGTAAAACTTAGCCAAATAAAGAAAGAAGAATTCATGGGAGAAAAACCATCATTCCACAGCAAGTGGAGGAGTAGACAATAATGGCCATAGCAACATACGATGTAATTGACGATATAATAGCCATGCTTAAAACTAAATGGAACACGAGTTTAGGTGGAGTGATACCAAGAATAGAAAGAATATGGGATGAGAAAACAATTGGTTTCGGAGATATGGGGATAAAAAAAGGTATTATAATCATAGAGCCTATGAATGAATCTATTAAATATTTCAGTCTCGGTGGTACAAATCACCTCCACTCAATAGATGTAACATTAGACATAAGATCATACCAAAGTTTAGACAGACATAGTGAATTAGTTAGTGAGGTAGCTAGAATTATCAAAGATCAAATAGTAAGAACAGGAGCTGTGGATATTAGAATCATGGGTACAGAGCCTCTAAGCAGACTTTATAGGAATATGTTCAGGCATATGATAAGAATACAATACCGAAAAATTGATCCTTAGAGTAATCTTTATATGTAATACTATAGAATTAGGAGTAGATAGATAATGGTTAGAACAGGTGCATCTAGTTATGTGAGATACGATTGGGAAAACACATTTGGTACTTCTGCTTTTGATGACGCTACTGATAAAGCATTCGGATTAAATGCCAGATTAGGCTCATGGACATTAGGACATTCACCAAAAGACCTACCAAGACTTAATCAAGTTGAAATAGCACAATTTGCTTATGGACAGCAAACAGGCTCATTATCAGTAGACTTTGTATTATCAAACCCTTGGATTTTCAGTGCATTATATGGAACATTAGGTAATGGTCTTGCCACAACAGGTTCTGGCCCATACGTTCATACGTGGGGTACAACTGGAGGTGTTTCTGGAGCTAAGACAATAACACCATTCTCAGTAGAAATAGGATTCGCAGCAGAAGGCACATCAGGATCTGGCGAAAATATTGTAAGAACAGCAACTGGCTGTATATTAAACTCTTTATCACTTGGTACAACTATAGACGGAACAGTAGACTGTTCAGCAGATATCACTTACGGAAATGAAGCAGACAATAGTACAACATATCATGCAAGCCCACCAGCTGATGACGTTAATTTCCCATATACATTCGCTCATGGAGAACTAAGATGGTATGGAGATGACGCAGCAGATACAGACGCATCAGGATCAGTAATAGCACAATTACAGAGTGCAAATGTAACATTCTCACAAAACCCAGCATTACTCTATACAGTAGGATCACATAAAGCAGTATCTTCATTTAGAAGAGTGTTCGATATTACAGGAAACTTCCAAGCATCTTGGATAAACAACAAGAAATTACTACAGCTACTTGACCAGATAGAAAGTGGAAACACACAAAAATCTACTATTAGACAGAATCAAGCTAATACTTCAACAATAGTAGACGCAATATTAACATTTGATAACGGTGGAACTGGTACAGCAAAGAAAGCAATAACAGTAAAACTATCAGGAGTTAGACCTGACAGTATATCAATAGATGGTATTATTCCAGTAGAGCCAGTATTTGAGACAATTAACTGGAGAGCACAGTCAGCATCAGTGATAGCTGACAATAATATAGCGACTGCTCTGTAGGAAAGATTTATATACCAAACCTTTATAGGGTATACATGGTATTAAAGAAATTCAGCATCCAATTCAAGGGTGTTGCAACAGAGATAGAATATGAAGATGATATGCCATTTGGAAGATTTGAGGAAATTATCAAAAAATGCTCAAACTTTAAGGAGGGTTCTAATCCAGTAAATAATGTCCAGACATATAGAAGAGAGATTATGTTGAATACTCTAAAGAAAGCACCATTTGAAATTTCTGATGAAGGACTGAACGCACTAGGCTATAAGGAGGTTACAAATATCGCAGAGAAGATATTAGCAGCATACCCTTTAGGGAGCTACTTGAGTCAAATGATGAAGCCCTTCGAAGAATCAGCCAAGAAGATCAGTTAATCTATAAGATATACGTTACTTGTGCATCCCAGTTTGGGTGGGATAAGGAACAAGTTGATAGACAACCATTCAAATATATAAAGAAATTATTATTAATGTTAAAGGATGAATTCGACCAAATACAAGGTGGAAAGAAATCAGGTCTTTCTATAGGCCCACAGGCAAAACTTCCACAAGAAAGAGCAGTAAAGAAACTACATCAAAACCCAAGAAGTAAGCTTCCACCAAAAAAACGTGCACGAACCAATAGGAAATAATATAAACTAAGACAGCATCAATAGTATATATGACTATGGTAGGCGATGATTCTGAAGGAACAGATATAATACAATTTGGTTTAGCAAAAAAATCACAAGATGTACT